TTACACACAAAATCAAATACCGTTTATAAGTTTTTCTACTTTTGCATATCCTTGTTCTGAATAATGCGAATATATTTTTAATACTGTTTGTACATTATCACCCAAGATAACTGATACAGTTTTAACATCAATTCCATTTGTTATTAAATTTGTGGCGTAACTATGTCTTAATGAATGAGTTGTTATTCCCTCGAATTTAGTTCCTTTAGTAACTTTAACTAAATTATCATTAGCATATTTCTTGGCAAATCTTAATCTGAATATTTTATTATCAATTGTTGATATCTTATCGTGTTTTCTAAATTCAATTATTTTATCATATAATTTATTACTTATTGGAACAGTCCTTATTCCGTTTGCACTTTTAGGAATTTCAAACGTGTTTGTTCTTTCGCAGAATTGCTTATTTACTTTTAAATATGTTGGGAATATATCGTTGTATGTTAATCCAGCAATTTCACCACCTCTAAGTCCAGTATAAAAAGCCATATCAAGGAAAAATCTATTTTTGTAATTTTTGATGAGAGGCTTTATTTCGTTTTCAAACTCAGTATTAGTAATTACTATTATCTCTTTATTTGATTTGGTATTAAAATTTATTTCACGAGCTGGATTTCTCATATCTATTTCGAGAGTATCAATAGCAAAGTTAAATAATATTTTATATCGCATTAATTTAGCTTGGCTTTTAATTTCTTTAGTTAATAAGTCAAAATCCATTTTAGTTAAAGTCTTAATTTTTCTATCTTCCAGCATTGTTTCATCTTTTAATTGATTACAAATTAAGTTATGTGAACTTGCTTTTACTTTACTTTTTTGATATTCAAGGTATATTTCTTTCAACTCTCTTAACGTTATATCCTCATATCCGTTTATTTGATATGTTTTAGTGTATTTACCTATATTTTTGCTAATCCAGTTGTTAGCTTCTGCTTTAGTTCTAAATCCATATTTAGTGTCTACTTGCTTCCATTTTCCTTGTACTTTAACTCTTATTATCGCTTGCCATTTGCCTTTAAGTCTACGAACTGAACTTCCTACTGTTTGTTGCATATCCTCACTTCCTTTAGTTTAAATAGGCGAGTATATGTGCTATAATGTATTTGAGTAATAGTAGTATATAGCATATATACTCAATATCCCTTGTTTATCACGAGGGGTATTTTTGTTATTTAGTCATAGCTAAAGTTTGTCTATATTGTTCTGCTTTGGCTATTTCTGTAAATTCTACAGTTGCATTATAATTTTCTTTTACTACTTGCTCAATTTCTGATAGTGGAACTTTAAAGAACTCTTTGCGTTGATTTACTTTATTAACTTCTCTATCTCTGAATTTTTGATGTAGTGTGGTTTCCAAACTTGGAGCATCATCTGAAAATATCATTGCGTGGACATCAAACTCAAAAGGAACGGAAGCACTGCCAAGTTCTTTGATTCTGTCCATTGGTTCTAGTCTTCTTGTCATACCTATTTTGTAGATGTCTTCACCGAAAGAGCCAATGTTGGATATTACATATACGAATCCTGCACGAGTGTTTGTTTCTCTATCAAATACGTTCTTTTTATCCGCTTCAAGTTGTTTAAGTTTTTCTTCTAAATCCTTGATTTTATCAAGATATAATTTCTTTTCGATATCGTCTTTTGCTTTGTTTAAATATAACATTAATTTATTTTGTTCATTTCTAAATTGAATTTCTTCTTTTTCAATCTTCCTTTTTTCTCTTTCTATTTCTCTACGAACTTTTTCTTCTTCTACCATTTGCTCTCTGATAGCTTTTTGTTGTTCTTTTTCTTGCTCTAATTTTAAATTATATTGATGGTAAAGATTTAATTCTTCAAGTTTTAAATTTAAATACTCTTTTTTTATTTGTATATAATCTTCTGCAAAAATTTTATTTGTCAATTCAAAGGCTCTAATTATTCTTGCTCTTGATGAATCTACGTTTGATAGAGTTAGTTTGTTAAGTATAATATTAGCGTCAGATGTGAAATTTTTAAGTATTTGTTTAGTTAAGTTGTTGTCTCTTTTGTTAGAATCTGAGTAGGATATTCTAACAGCTTTTCCCGATTTTATTAATTCTTTGATTTTTAAATTAACAAGTGAAATTTCATTTTTTATCTGGGCAGATGTAATATCGCTATAGTCTTTAGTATCGACGTATTTAACTGTTAGCTCTTTAGAATAATCATCTATTATTTTTTCTAGATTTTCAATTTCTTTTATTTTAGATTCTTTTAGATGTTCATATTCTTTTTCAGTTTTTTCTATTAGTTCTTCGTGTTCTTTTTCAGTTTGTTCTTTTAGCTTATTTGCTTCCTCAACTGTGTTTTCTTTTTGTTTTTTTATTTGTTCAATATCACCTAATAGTTTGTTTTTTTCTTCAAATTCTTCAATGTTTTTGATTGAGTATTGTGGATATTTTGCGTTTGATTTTTTATTAAGTACAAACGCCAATATGAGAATTGGAACTCCTAAAATTATGAATGGTGGAATTAAAGTGAGACCACCAAATATAAATAAGAAGTTCAAAAATATTCTGTTATAATAAAATGGTTTTTTGTCTGTGTTCATATATTTTCTCCTTTGTTTATCGAGCACTCTAATAATTAAATTAGAGTGCTTATTTGTCGATGTGTAATGTAGCTACAAGTTTGCCAAGAATTCTTATTTCAGAATCGGATGTGTAAATTTGTGGAAGATAATCAGAGTTTGCAGGTTGTAATATGATGCTATCATTTGTTCTGTAAAATCTTTTAAGTGTCGCTTCTTCTCCGATTTGGATTGCACCAATTTCTCCGACTTCAAGTGTTGGTTGCTGTCTGATAAACACGATATCATTGTTATTAATTCCTGCATCAATCATGCTGTCTCCTTGAATACGTAAGCAGAAATCGGCATTTATTCTTGAATCTATAGTGAAGTAATCCTCGATGTTTTGTTCTGCGAAAATTGGTGTTCCTGCTGCGATTTTACCGATTAAAGGAATTCCTAAATCGCGATTATCTTTATCTGATATTATGCTATCAACAGATACATCATAAAAATCCGCAACGTACTTTAGAGCGGATAGTTTTGGTTCTTCACGGTCGTTCTCCCATTTGGATAATTTACCTTTATTGAACATTATGTATTGTTCTTCTTCTTTGCTTACTGATTTATTCAAATTTGTTGCTAATTCATCAAGCGATAAATCTGATTTGCTTCTAAGCATTTTTAATTTCTTACCAATCGACATTTCTTTCACCTCTTTATGCTTAAATTATACTACTTTATTAACGAATACGCAACAAAAATAATAAAAAAATAAAAAAAGTATTGACAACGAAACAAAGAGGGTATATAATAGTATCGAGAACGAAACGAGGTGAGAAAATGGTACAAAGATACGCAACATTAAAAAGCATATTAGTAAAAAAAGAAATCAAACAACAAGAATTGGCTGATGCAATAAACATGGATAGAACTACATTATCTGCGAAAATCAATAGATATCAAGGTAGAGACTTTACGCTTGATGAAGCAAGAGCTATATCTGAGTTTATCAAAGAGCCTATCGATAATTTTTTTTAAGCTAAAAGTATCGAAAACGAAACTAGGAGGTATTAATGCAAGAATTACAAATTTTTAAAAATAATGAATTTGGAGAAGTAAGAACAAAGGTAATAAATAATGAACCTTATTTTAGCCTTAATGACGTTTGTAGAATTTTAGAGATTAACAATCCAAGAATGGCTAAGACTAGACTTAACGGAGACGGTGTCAGTACTACTGACGGTGTCGATTCATTAGGTAGAAAAGCTGATGTGACAATGATTAATGAACCTAACTTGTACAAGCTTGTATTTCAAAGTAGAAAAGCTGAAGCAGAAAAATTTGCAGATTGGGTTACATCAGAGGTACTCCCATCAATCCGCAAGCACGGAGCATATATGAGTAGTGAGGTTATAGAAAAGACTTTAAGTGATCCAGACTACCTCATAAGACTTGCTACTAATTTAAAAGAGGAAAAAGCTAAGAGGGCGTTGGCAGAGGCACAGATTGAAAGAGACAAACCGAAAGTATTATTTGCTGATAGTTGCGAAGTTGCTGAAAACTCAATTCTGATAGGTGAGTTTGCTAAAAGATTAAAACAAAACGGCTATAATATTGGACAAAACAAGTTGTTTGAATGGTTAAGGCAACACGATTATTTATGTAAGAGCGGAGAACGCAAAAACTTGCCAACTCAATATGCGATGGAACTTGGATTGTTTGAAATTAAGACAAGAGTGCTTAGTAATCCGAATGGATCAGTAAGAACAACATCAACAACTAAGATTACAGGAAGAGGGCAAATATATTTTACTAACAAGTTCTTGAGGGCGTAAAAATGGAACAAACTATTATTTCTAAAAAAGATTTAGCTAAAAGGTGGAGTGTTACAGAAGAACACATTTCTACATTGGAAGCTAAAGGGATATTGACAAGGACTGAAATTGGTAGATGTACTTATCCAATGGAGCAAGTCAATTCAGTAGAAAAATCGGGTAGAACAGTTGCACTAGAAGAAGAATTATTTGTACTAAGACAAGAAAACAACAGCTTAAAAGACGATATTAGAAGATTAAAAAGTGTAATTAAGAGTATTACACAAACATTTTAAGGAGAAAATTATGGAAAAAAGAATTTCAGATTTTAAAGATGACGTATGGGAAGATATCAAAAGACCAATAAGTGAAAAAAGAAGTATTGGGAATTGCAAAAGAATTAAGAGAAAAAGAATTGAAAAAGCAGACAGACTTGATGATATGAGAGTTCTAGGAAGTATGTGTATCATGATTTTGAAGTTTTTCGTGTTGTTGAATGTTTTAGTAATAACTTCGAGAATGCTTTAAATGAGAAAAGATTATAAAGAAAGACGATATTTAGTTAACCAAGCTAGTAGTGCGACATTGGATGTATCGGATAAGAGAGATGAGAAGATTATGAACAGATCAGAATTATTCAAGAAGATGGCTAAAAAAGGGGTAAAGAAATGAAGTTTAGAACGACAATTGATTTTGATATTACAGATGAGTGCTTGGAATATTTTTATGATAATTCAGTATATAAGTTAAAAGAAGAATTGGATGAGTATTTTAAACACAGAATTGTGATTGATTTTAGCAAATCAGAGGGTATGCAAGGTTTTTACAGAGGTACTGATATAAAAGAGTTATAAAAGAAAAAAATCGACTGTAGATAACCACAAATACAGCCGATAAAAATAAATATTTCAATGTGATTATATCACGAAAGGACAAAATATGAAAATAAAATTAATTGAATTAACAATAGAAAACTTTAAAGGTATTGAAAGTTTGGTGATTGATTTTGCCAAGACAACGCATATAAGCGGAAAGAATGGAACAGGAAAAACAACTGTATTTGATGCGTATAGTTGGTTATTGTGGGACAAGGATAGCAGTAATAGAAAAGACTTCAATATCAAGCCAATAAACGAAAACGGAGACGTTATTCATAATGTTGAGTGTAAGGTCACTGGAATTATTGAGGCAGATGGACAACAAATTGAGCTTATGAAAGTGTATAAAGAAATCTGGAGCAAGAAAAGAGGTAGTACACAAGAAACTTTTACGGGAAATACGACTGATTATTATATAAATTCTGTACCGATTAAAAAATCAGACTACAACGCAAGAGTGGGCAGTCTGATTGATGAAAAATCGTTCAATTTACTATCAAATCCGATTTATTTCAACGCTATTTTAGACAAGAAAGAGCGTAGAACAATGCTTTTATCATTGATTGATGATGTGGATAAAGATGAGATATTAAAATCAAATAAGGACTTAAAAGAGCTTGATTTGGATAACTACACGATAGACGAATTAAAAGCGATGGCAAAATCAAGTATGAAGAAGATTAACGACGATCTGGAAGACATTCCAGTAAGAATTGATGAGCTGATAAAAAGCAAGTCAGACGCGGATTTCGAATCGCTTGAAGTGATTAAAAAAGAAACAGAAGAAAAAATCAAAGAAATAGACGATACACTATCAAATTCAAATGATAGCGTTGAGGTAATAACGAAAAAAAACGCAGAAATTCAAGAACACATCGACAAAATGCGTGACATAAAATCAGAAGTTGATAATTTCAATAATCAAGAAGTATCAAGAGTAAATGCAGAATACGAAAAGAAGAAACAAGCTTTCTATGATACAAAAGAGAGATTGGAAAAAGAAATTGAAAATAACGAAGAAGATAAGAAATTCAAAGAACAAAACATAGTTATATATCAACAGTCAATAGATAAAAACAACGAAAATTTGAACGCATCAAGAAATCGATGGGTAGAGGAAAATAACAAGGAATTCAATGAATCGCTTAATTGTCCAGTGTGTGGAAAAGAATTTGATGAGGATAAGAAAAGCGAAATTATAGCTAATTTCAATAAAACTAAAGCTGAAAAGTTAGCAGAAATTGAAAGACAAGCAAATAGTATAAAGATAAATATTAATTCGGCAGAAGACAGTATAAAAGAGATAAAAAAAGAAGTTGACAAGATGAACGCCGTAATATTAGGCGATAAGCAACATTTAGACTTGCTAGGAGAATTTACGGAAACTAGAAAAGAGCCTGAAATCAAGCAACTTCCAGTTGAATACAGGGAACACGAACAAGCTATAGAAAAAATAAAAGAAGAATTGAAATCTATTGCAAAGGTTGATAATTCAAGACTAAAAGATTTGAAAGAAAACTACAAAAGAGACCTGGAACAGATGATACAAAAACTTGCGAAAAAGGATCTCAATGCAGAAATCGACAAAAAGGTTAAGCTGTACGAAAAAACGGAAAAAGACTTAGCAAAAGAATACGAAAATAATCAAAGAATTGTGTATCTTACAGAAGAATATATCAGGATTTACACAGATTTAGTGCAAGACAAAATCAATGAAATGTTTAAAGACGTGAAATTTAAGCTATTTGATACGCAAGTAAATGGCGGAATTGTTGAGACGTGCGAAGCAACAGTAAACGGCGTGCCTTACTCAGACGTAAATAACGCAGGAAAAATCAATGCAGGACTAGATATCATAAACACGATATCAAAGAAATTAGATGCAAGTGTTCCGATCTTTGTAGATAATGCAGAAAGTGTAAACAAAATAATAGATACAGACGGACAAATCGTGAAGTTGTTTGTATCAGACGATAAAGAATTAATTATAAAAGGAGAATAAAAATGAGTAATGAATTAGCAAAACAAGAAAAAACAATTGTAGATAGCGTACAAAAGAGAATAGCTGAAATGCAAAACAGTGGAAGTATTGAGCTTCCAAATAACTATAGCGTAGGTAATGCGTTAAAGAGTGCGTATTTGATTTTACAAGAGACACAAACAAGAGACAAGAAGCCAGTATTACAAGCTTGTACACAAGAAAGTATTGCAAATAGTTTGTTGGATATGGCAACACAAGGACTTAATCCAAGCAAGGAACAATGTTACTTTATAGCCTACGGAAATAAATTGACGATGAGTAGAAGCTATTTAGGAACAATAGCACTAACAAAAAGAATTAACGGCGTAAAAGACGTAAAAGGATACGCCGTCTACAAAGACGATAAATTCGAGCTGGGATTTGATATTCTTACTGGAAGACAAAAAATATTGGAGTTTTGTCCTGGTCTTAATCGAGACAGTAAAAATCTGATTGGAGCGTTTGCGTTGATACTTGGAGATAACGAAATATTACACACTGAGTATATGGATATTAATCAAATTCACAGTGCTTGGAATCAAGGTAGTATGAAAGGAAATAGCGGAGCACACAAGAACTTCCCTGACCAAATGGCGATAAAAACTGTTATCAATCGTGCTTGTAAATATTATGTATCTACGAGCGACGATAGCGATAAGATTGCAGAATTTATGAACAAAACAATAGAGGATACAGACAGAGAACTGGAAGAAGAAAAGAAAGAATTTGCAAATAAGGAAATAATTGAGATTGAAGAAATTCCTGAAAGTGTAGACGAAGAAACAGGAGAAATAATAGAAGCTGAGATTGAAGAGACAAATGAAAATCAAGCACCATTTTAGGAGCGTGAAATGATTGATGTTAAGACGATTGGCTCGGGTAGTAGTGGAAACTGCTACCTGGTCAATATAAACGATACAAAGATATTACTTGAATGCGGATTACCTTTTAAGAAGATACAAAAAGCGTTGAATTATAAAGTTTCTGATATAGATTTTTGTTTAGTAACTCATGAGCATATGGATCACGCCAAGGCAGTTAAGGATTTGATGAAAGCAGGAGTTGACTGTTATATGACAAAAGGAACGGCAGAAGCATTGGGAGTTAGTGGTCATAGGTTAAAAACTTTTAGACCGTTTGAAAATGCACGATATTATTCAGAAGTAATCGATGGGATAATGGTTTTACCTTTCGAAGCCGTCCACGACGTATCAGAGCCCGTCAGTTATTATATCCAGACTTATGGCAGATATGATAAAGAAGAATCCATTGTCTTTGTGACGGATACTGCATATATGAAATATAAAATACCTGCCTGCGATGTCCTGATGATTGAATGTAATTATGTGAAGTCAGCTTTAGATGAGCGTGTAAAGTGTGGAAAAATCAATGTGAGTTTAAGAAATCGTATAGTTAAAAATCACATGAGTTTGGAAACTGTTCTGGAAACGTTAGATAGTGTCAGAGTGAGCAAATTAAAGAAAGTGTATATATTACACCTTAGTGATGGTAATAGTGATGAGAAATTGATAAGAGATAGTATAGAGAAGAAACTAGGGGTACCAGTAGAGGTATGTTAGGAGGAGCAGATGAACAGTGTAAGTTTGATGGGCAGATTGACAAGAGACCCAGAATTGAGATATACGGCGAATACACAAATGGCAAATGCGAGGTTTGTGGTAGCGGTAAATAGAAAACTAAGTAAAGAGAAAAGACAGGAGGCAGAAAACAACGGATATCCGACGGCTGATTTTATTAGCTGTATTGCGTGGGGGAAAACAGCGGAGAATATAGGTAATTATTTCCACAAAGGAAATAGAATTTCGATTACAGGTCATATTCAAACTGGATCATACGAAAAAGATGGTCAAAGAATTTATACAACTGATGTTGTTGTTGATAGTTTTGATTTTATCGAATCAAACAGCAGTAGTAGCGCAGATACTAATCAAGGATATAACAATCCAGCCGATTTGGGCATGAGCGGTCAAGAATCATTTGATAGTGATTTACCGTTTTAGGGAGTGATTAAATGGCTTATGGTTGGATTAGTATTCATAGGAAGATACAAGACAATAAAATATGGGAGGATAAGCCTTTTTCAAGAGGTCAAGCATGGATTGACTTGCTTTTATTAGCTAATCACGAGGACAATAAAATCATTTTTAATGGAAGCTTGGTTGAAATAAAGAGGGGCGAAAAAATAACGTCACTCAGAAAATTATCCGAACGCTGGGGTTGGAGCATTACGAAAGTAAAAAAGTTTTTAAATTTGTTAAGTGATGAAAACATGATTAGCTATAAAAGTGACAACAAAAAAACCACTTTTAGCATTGTAAATTACGATGTTTACCAAGATAACGAAAACACAAAAAGTAACACAGAAGTAACACAGAAAGAAATCAAAAATAAAACAGAAAGAAATCAAAAAGAAATCAAAAAGAAACAAACAATAATGAGTAATAATGAATTAATAATGAGTAATAACACTACAGGTGTTGTTCCCCCTCCAGAAGAAATGGATTTAGATAATCCAAAGTTGGCAAAGTTAATAAAGTTGTATCAAGATTGTGGCTTTGGTTTGATAACACCTTATAGTGCAAATATGCTAAGGGATTATATGAATGAGTATAGCTATGAGTGGGTCAAGGAAGCTATTGAAATAGCTGAGCAAAATGGAGTTAGAACATTAGCATATATTCGTGGTGTGTTAAACAAGAAAAAAGCAGGTGCGGATAAGCCTAGAAATAATAATTTCAGGAAAAAAGAGACGTATTATAGACCGAAGCAGGACGATGAATTATCTGAGGAATCAAGAAACTTAAACAATAAAGTTCTAAATAGTTTTATTGAGAAAATGAAAAGGGAAGATGCGAAAAATGGCGAGACAAAACAAGTATAATGCGAAAAAGGCTACTGTAGACGGACATACCTTTGATAGTAAAAGAGAAGCAGAGAGATATTGTGAGTTAAAACTTTTTTTAAGAGCAAAAGAAATAAAAAATTTAGAATTGCAGCCTAGGTTTTTGCTACAAGATGAGTTCTTTGATAAAAACGAAGTAAAACATAAAAAGATTGAGTATGTAGCGGACTTTTTATATATCGATAAAGATGGCAAGGCTATTGTAGAAGATGTTAAAGGTGTTTTAACTGATGTCTACAAAATTAAGAAAAAGATGTTTTTAAAAATATATGATGAACAATATGATTTTAGGGAGATTAGATGAGTAAGATTTGGGAAGATTATGAGATAAGAATTTGCAAGTCACAGATCAGGAATCACAGTGGGGAGAGTTTTACGAAGGTCTGCGAGTTTATTAGTAATGTTTTGAGCAGGGATAAGTCTGCGGTTAGTAGATTTTTGAAAATGAATGAGGAGCTTGTAGCGTTTAGAAGGCTGTATGATGTATTAACTTGGAATGAGAAATTTGAAAAGAGATTGATGGAAGAAGCGGACACTGAAGTTGAAAAAGAACTTGCAAATGGTGGATTGGTTAAGAAAGGTGATTTCAAGATTAACTATGATAAACAACCTAAAAGGACGTATAACAAAAACGGTATAAGTGATAAATTTGAGATAGGCAAGTGTTATTATGTATCAAATCGCTGTGGTGAGAAGAGTAATAGCTTAAATAGATTATGTGGCAATGCTAGGCTGATTAGCAAGAATGATAGGTTTGGTGTGTTTGATTTCAAGGGATATAAGTCGTGCTTTTTGTGGAATTGTTATGGGATTGACTGGAAAGCGAGGAGAATGAGATGAAAAAATTTGAAATAGACAGACGTGCATATTATTGGGCAGAAAAGTTTTTACCCGATCATATCGAAAAATTAAAAAAGGATCTAGAAAATTCTGAAGATTATGAGAGCATTAGATTGTCATTTGTTATATCAAGAGCTGAGGATGATTTGGAAGCGATAACAAAGAGATATGAGGAAATAAGGGAGGAATAAGATGAGAATTAAAAGTAACAACATATTTGGAGTAAACATAGAAAGATTGTTGAAAAACGCTGAAAACATAGGACTTAAATTTGAAGAATGTAATCAAGGTTTGAGAGCGACTAGAGGTTATGGAGATAGAGAAAGCTATAGATTTGGAAGTAACAACGATTTAAGAGCTATACTCAAAGACGATATTTTAAAACTACATTTAACAAGTTACAGTGGCATTTGTGGATTTGAATTTGAAGAAGACGATTTGTTTGGCAAAAAGATTGAATGTTACGGTGACGTGTATGATTGTATGCTTATGATGGACGTGTTGAAGTTGTTAGATGGTTGTGTTGATACTAGGTTAGACGATTATGAATTAATTGAGGTGGAAGAATGAAAACTAATATTAAAATTGTATTTAAAGATAATAAGGAGCACGTGTTTAATGCTAATACATTCGGGTTTGAAGAAGACGGATTTTGTTATTTAGATTTCGTTGATGAAGACGATAAAGGCAGACTTGTGGCTTGTGTATCAACTGATGAAATTAAATATTTAAGGTTTGTGGAGGTAAAAGAATGAACAATAAAAGTTTTGAACAATTAAAAACAAAAGTAGAAGAATGGGCGAATGACAAAGATTTACTTCATAGTGAAAATGCTGATAAACAATTTATGAAATTTATTGAAGAAGTTTTTGAGTTTAAGAGGGAGTTGGATATTAGCAACTTAAGAAGATTTGTGGGAGACCATAGAGACGCTATTTCCAGAGACATAAACTTAGAAATGGGCGATATCTTTGTAACGCTGATTATTTTGTGTAATCAACTTCATATTGATTGTGTAGAGTGTTTACAGTTAGCTTATGAGAAGATTTCGAAGAGACGTGGAAAGACAATTGATGGAATTTTTGTCAAAGAGGAAGACTTATAACCGATGACTAAAAAAGAGCTGCAAAGAATCTATTTATTAGATTTAAGGATTAGTGCGGATATCAAGGAGTTAGAAAAACTTAATTCTTTGAAGTATTCGATTAGATCACCTTCCGCTTTTGGAGAAAAGGTGCAATCAAGTGTAAGAAATGACAATGATCTGATTGAAAAGATTGTGGATTTGGAAAGTAAAATTAATAGAAATATTAGTGAGTTAATCAATCTGAGAGAAGATTATAAGAAAAAGATTAGCGACGTGGATGGAGAATACGAAATTTTATTGAATCTGAGATACATTCAATGTTTGAAGTGGCAGGATATTGCTAAGATTATGCATCGAAGTGTAGAGATGATATACAAAATGCATAGCAAAGCGTTAAATTTAATAAAAGATTTATAAAGTGTACAGTAAATTACAGTAAATTACAGTATGAATTATGATATAGTGATATTGAAAAGAATTGAGCAAAAATAATTTTTTGTTTAGTTTCATATTCACTCCGATTTAATTTATAAATAAGAAGGTCGATACGCTGGTATCGGCTTTTTTATTGGAGTTAAAGAAAATGATTTTATTTAGGATTATCTAATTGTGGATAGTCCTTTTTATTTGGAAAGCGAGGTGATGTGCTTTGAAGAAATTGACAATTAAACAGAAGAAGTTTGCTGATGAGTACATCATCAGACAACGCATCTGGGCTTGCATGGAGTTAGCAAAGCGATACATGATGGGTTATGATTCAATTCCTGAAAGTTTAGCTTCAGAATGTAAAACAATTATAGCTAGCAAAGATACGAATTATATGCAAAAATTAGCCGCAAAATCAATATTACAAATAAAATACGGAAAAATTGAAACTAATAATATTATTGAAGAATATGCAATAGTAACAGACAGAAACGATTCTTTAGTTGCGAGATGGGTTAAAAAAGTAAAAAAACGTGATAAAGTATGTCAAATCTGTGGCTCAGACAAAAATTTAGTTGTACATCATATTAGCCATTGGGCAGATGACCCGATTAATAGAATAAATGTAAATAATGGTATATTGCTTTGTGCTAAATGTCATTCACTACAACACCCCGATTTACCGTTAGGTTTATTTATGGAGGTGAAAGATGAATAATAGACAACAATTGTTCTGTGAAGAATATTTGAAGGATCTTAATGCAACTAAAGCAGCCATTAGAGCTGGGTATAGCGAAAAAACGGCATACTCACAAGGACAAAGATTGTTGAAGAATGTTGAAATTAAAAATAGACTTCAAGAAATAAGAGAAAAGATACAAGACGAAAATATCGCAACAATAAAAGATATAGAGGAGTTTTTATCGCTTTCACTTAATGGTGAAATGGAAGAAGAAGTTATTTCAGTAGTTGCCGAAATAGAAGGTTCCTCAAAGGTTGTAAAAACAAAAAAACAAATATCTTTGAGAGACAGAATAAAAGCGGCGGAACTTCTTGGCAAGAGGTATGGTTTGTGGACTGAAAAACAAGAGGTCGATATTAATTTACCTACTTTTATTGATGATATTCAAGGGGCTGATTAGTTTTGGGTGCTATTCGTGTTTCAAATTTGATTGGTCAAGGATATAACGAGTTTTGGAATTGTAAAAAATTTTACAAGGTTGTTAAGGGTAGTAGAGGTAGTAAGAAATCCGTTACTACACAGATAGAAATTATCTATAAGATGATGAAGTACCCTTGGATGAATGTTATTGCTGCTAGAAGGTATCAAAACACTTTGAGAGATAGCGTGTTTGTGGGTTTAAAGAGTGCTACGAATAGGCTTGGTGTTCAAAATTTATGGCAATTTACGGTTAGTCCAATGGAGGCAACCTATATACCGACGGGTCAGAAAATACTATTTCGTGGTTTTGATGATGCTTTGAAAATGACTTCAATTCAATTAGAAAAAGGATCTATTACGCATTTATGGCTAGAGGAAGCTTATGAGTTAGAGAGTAGGGATAAATTGGATACCGTTGTAGAAGGTATGAGGGGCATTTTAGAAGACAAAAATGCATACAGGCAGGTTATACTTACTTTTAATCCTTGGAGCGAAAATCATTGGTTAAAAAGCGAATTTTTTGATACGAAAGACGAGGATGTGTTTACTTTAACTACTACATACAAGCTTAATGAGTGGTTAGATGAGCAAACTATAAAAAGATATGAAAAGCTCTATAAAACTAATCCTAGACGTGCAAAGATTGTGTGTGATGGCGAGTGGGGAGTGTCTGAGGGTCTTGTTTTTGAGAATGTAGAGTATAGACCGTTAGATAAGGATTTTCTAGCGAAACAAAATTACGAGCTAATAGTTGGGTTGGATTTTGGTTTTACTCATGATCCAACTGCTCTTGTGGTTTCTTGGCTTGATAGTGAAAATGGGATTTTGTATCTGATTGATGAGCATTACGAAACTGGTATGCATACTAATGAAATTGCTAGAATGATTAAATCTAAAGGGTATTCCAAATCTCTTATTATTGCTGACTGTGCCGAGGACAGATTGATTTCTGAGCTGAATAATGATTACGGTCTTCGAATAAAGAAGTCTAGGAAAGGCAAGAGCAGTGTTAACCAGGGGATTGATAAGTTACAAAGTTTGAAAATTATTTGTGATACATCTCTAGTTAACTGCAAAGAAGAATTTTATAGTTACTCATATAAATTTGATAAGGTTATGGGGAAATTTACTAATATTCCAGAAGATAAAAATAACCATTTAATGGATGCTTTACGATACAGTTTGCAGTCTGCATCCGATAAGGTTAGTGTCCAATTGTTTAGGGGGATAATTTAATGACAACACATGTTACAGAGACTATTAATTTAGTTAACGATTCAATAGATAAGGAGTTTACTATTTCTGAGGATTCTGGAATGACTCCAGAATTGCTGGATAAATTTATTCAAAGACATAAGAATAATATAGGTCACTATCAAAAGTTAAAAAATATGTATGAGACTGTGTATCCTATTTCTTTTAAACCTAAAAAGGAGGATAGCTTCAAGCCTGATAATCGACTATCAGTAAATTTCGCAAAGTATATTGTAGATACTTTTAATGGGTATTTTATTGGAAATCCTATCAAATCAACTCATGAAAACAAGAAGGTTAATGATTATTTAGATTTTTTGGATAGTTACAATAATCAAGATGATAATAATGCTGAATTGTCAAAGATTTGTAGTATATATGGACACGGATTTGAGCTTATTTTTAATGATGAGAATGGAAGAATCGGATTAACTTATTTGAATCCTATGCAGGCTTTCTTGGTGTTTGATGAGAGCATAAGAAGAAAAGTGCTGTATTGCGTTAGATATTATAAGAACTCTGATGGAAAGATTGAGGGTACTTTTTCCGATAACAGAAATATTACGCATTTTATGTACACAGATGACGGCTTAAAGTTTATTTCAGAAGAAGAACATTATTTTAATGATGTGCCAGTTGTTGAATATGTTGAGAATGCAGAGCGTAAGGGGATTTTTGAGAGTGTTGAGAGTCTTATTAACGCTTTTAATAAATCAATCAGTGAAAAGGCTAATGATGTTGACTATTATGCTGATGCGTATATGAAGATTTTAGGGGAAAAGCTAGATGAAGATGTTATCAAGAATCTAAGAGACTACAGAATTATTAATGTTAGTGGAGAAAATTCTGAGAAGGTGGTTGTTGATTTCTTAGCAAAACCTAATAGTGATACTACTCAAGAAAACTTATTGGATAGACTAGAGCGTTTGATATTTCAAATTTCAATGGTGGCTAATATTTCTGATGAAAACTTTGCTCAATCAACTGGAGTTTCTTTGAAATACAAACTTCAAGCTATGGACAATTTAGCAAGAACTAAAGAGCGTAAATTTACAGCTGGACTTAACAGGAGATATAAGATAATTGCCAATTATCCTGGTAGTCCTTTGGATGGTGATGATTGGGTTAAGATTAGGTATAAATTTACTAGGAATGTCCCATCTAATTTATTAGAGGAAACAGAAATAGCACGTAATTTAAGTGGCATTGTATCGGAAGAAACACAAGTCAATGTTTTAAGCATTGTGGATAATGCAAAAGATGAGATTGAAAATAAAAGAAAAGACATTGAAGGTTCTGATGGTTTTATGAGGGTAGTAGATGAAGAACCTAAACCAGTATAATGAATACTCAAGTAAAAGACAAAAAGAGTTATGGGATAATTTGGAAAAAGATGAGGATAAGTTAATCGAAAAACTTACTCAATTTTACAGGGAAGAATCTCATAAGCTTGGGAAAGAAATTGCCGAATATTTTGCCAGGTATGGTAAGGATAATGTTATTGAATACAGATCCCTTTTAACTAGATTAAGCAGTGCTGACAGAAAATTATTGTACGAAAGATTTGATGATTTTATTGAAAAATACCCACAATACAAGCACTTAACTGATGTAAGAAAATCAATTTATAAGTTGACAAGGCTAGAAGGACTTAATGAATCTATAAAGTTACAGCAATTAGAAATTGGTGCTAAAGAAGTTGATAGATTACATGATTATTTGGTGGATTTATACGGAGATACTTATTATGAGATGGCTGATAGTATGGGTTTTGGTAAATCTATGCTTAGTTTTGATAAAGAAGGTGCTGATCTATTAATTAATAAGAAATGGACTCAACAAAAAGATTATAGTGATAGAATTTGGGAAAATAAAAGTAAGCTTATTAGTTACTTAACTAATGATTTTAAGACGTCTATTATAAGAGGTGACAGTTTCAATAGAGTTGTAAAACAAATGTCTGAGAGGTTTGTTAATCGTTCAAGAGCGGATATTAAGAGAATCGTACGAACTGAAGGTACAAGAATCAATAATGAAGCTATGATGAAGACATTTGATGATTCTAAGCTATATGATGAGTATGAGTATGTAGCAGTTATAGATAGAAAAACAAGTGATGTGTGCAAGGATTTGGACGGGGAGATATTTAAGCTCAAGGATCGTGAGGTCGGGATAAACTTTCCACCAATGCATGTTAATTGCCGTAGTAGTTTTAGCGTGGTTATACCAGATGATTATGTAGATAGGTATGAGAAACTGTATGGGGATTATTTTGAACCAACTGAGATAGCAGAAAATGAAATTAATAAATTGAAACCTTATGAGAAAAACATTACATCTATACTTAAATCGATAGAACATGATAATAGATCAAAATTAGTAGGCTTAGATTTTAGGTTTAAAAGCATAGAAAGTTTATCTCGTAAGATAATCGCAGATTCAAAAGAAAAAGAAATTTCTTTGGAAGATGCAGCTAAAGGAATCAATGATAAATTAAGATATACTTTTGTTAGTAAGGAGAAAGATTTTACTAATAATTATTTCAAAACTGTTGGAACGCTAAAGGATAAAGGGTATAATATAGTTAGAGTAAAAAATACTTTTGAACAAAATGTTGTGTATAAAGGAATTAATACTTTAGTCGAAGATAACAACGGGGTAATATTTGAATTACAGTATCATACTGATAAGTCTTATTATGTAAAAGAACACGGATTACATGAAATATATGAGAAACAAAGAGTGTTAGATAAAATCAAGGATAAGAAAGAATGGGATAGTCTTAGAAATGCGATGATAGAGTTGAGTAACAAAATCCCTATTCCTAGTAATGTAGAAAGGATTAAATGATTATGAAGTTTAAAACTCCAACTGTATATTATTATTGTCCAGATTATAAAAAATATGTGAAATGTGAAGGTGGCATGTATTACTGCATAAAAGATGGTAAGGAAATATTTAATGACTTCTATTCTAAAATTGATTTAGGATCTATTTATACCGAAGATATAACAAAGGAAGAATATTATGCTCAACTATCTTAGAGCCTTATTTATTATGCTAAGGGCTCATAAAGGACAGAAAGATAAAGGCGGACATGCATACTTTTTACACCCAATAAGAGTTTCTAAGAAGATAAGTGACAGACGATATAAAATGGTTGCATTGTTGCATGATGTATTAGAAGATTCTGACAAATACACAATTAATGATTTTGACTTTCTTGACTCTGAACAAAAAGATGCTTTGATTAAACTTTCGCATCCAGAAAATGTAGCATACATGGATTATGTAAAAAATATAAAAAGTAACAGCATTGCAAGAAAAGTAAAACTAATGGATTTAGAAGATAATATGAATTTAAACAGACTGAAATGTCTTACAGAAAAAGACTTTAAAAGAGTAGAAAAATACAAGAAAGCTAGAGGTTATCTTTTAGCATAAAATTAATAGCACACTAACTAATTACAGCTGTAATGGGTTAGATGTGCTTTTTTATTGCAATAAATTAGGAGGAAATAAATGGATAGTTATAAATTTCAAAAAGCGTGCAAAGAATGGTTAATAAAGTACTACAAGGAAAATTTTAAGAAAGATATCAGTATTGAAGATATATTTGTCGTTTGGTCTTGTAAGACTCTACAAAACAATAAGATATTAATATCTACAACTCTTTTAGATGGTATATACGTAGAATGTACACAAAATGGAGATAAACAAGAAACTTACTTTGATATCTATAAAAAGCAAAAAAATATTATGCTTAGCAATGGAGAATTATTCGGTTAATCGTGAATTAATCGTGTGAAAATAGAATACAAACATTGATATCTACACGAGTTAATCGTGAAAAGATATAAGGAATTTCGCTTCTTTAGGAAGAAGACAAGACCTGGATAAGTCTATAAACTGTCTATTTTTTAATGCACTCAACTAGCTGAGGTTAAAGCTAGAACATATATAAATTCATGAACTTACATGTAAAAAAGGAGAAGAAAATGGAAGACATAAGAAAAATACCTTTGAATTTGCAACTATTTGCAGATGAAGAGGCAGAAACAGAAGTGGATCAAACGAATGTTGATGCTGAAAAAGAAACTGAAAAGACTTTTACACAAGATGAGGTTAACAAGATTGTTCAAGACAGATTAGCTAAGGAAAAGGCTAAGAACGAGAAAGCACAAGAAGAAGCTAAAAAGCTCGCTAAGATGAACGCAGAGCAAAAAAACCAATATATGGTGGAACAACTTCAAAAAGAGTTAGAAGAATACAAGACTAAAGAGGCTAAAAACGACATGATAAAGGAAGCTAACTCTATGCTTAAAGACAATGATATAACCTTGCCTGATGAGGTTGTGGCTATGCTTATCGGCGATAATGCAGAGGACACTAAGGTTTGTGTGGATAGTTTTTCTAAGGCTTTTAAAACGGCTGTGGAGAGGGCTGTGAATGAAAAGCTAAAAGGAAAGACTCCTAAGCAAAAATCTGTTGCTGGTTTAACGAGAGAGGATATTTTATCGGTGAAGGATAGGCAAGAACGTCAATGTTTGATTAAAGAAAACGAAGAATTATTTATGTAAAAAGGAGAATTTAAAAATGGCAGATGCAAATTTAATTAAAAAACAAGATTTAAAATACCCTATTACGGTTGATGTTACTAATACATTTCAAGAAAATGTAAGCAAAATGTTGGAGTTATTAGGGGTTACTAGAAGAATATCATTGACAAATGGTTCTACTATTAGAATTTATGATAAATACGATGTTACTTTGGCGGATGGAAATGTAGCAGAGGGTGAAACTATTCCTTTGTCTAAGGTTACTAGAAAAGAAAAGACTACAAAAGAGATTACACTAAAGAAATACAGAAAGGCAACTACTGCGGAAGCTGTTCAAATGTATGGATCTAATGAAGCGGTAACAAATACTGATGATGCACTTGTACAAAAGCTACAAAAAGAAATTAGAAAAGACTTTGTTACTCTTTTAAAAACTGGTTCTACTACTCAAAAAGCTTTGGGAAATGGACTTCAAGGTGCGGTTGCTAGTGCTTGGGGTAAGTTACAAGCACTGTTTGAAGATTTTGGATCTCAAAGATGCATTATATTTGCAAATCCATTGGATATTGCAAAATACTTGGGTAATGCTAATATTACTACTCAAACTGCCTTTGGTATGACTTTTATCAATGCATTTACGGACACAACTATTATTTCTACTACTGATATTGCAGAAGGTGAAATTTGGGCTACTGTTCCTGAAAATATAGTATTGGCATATATTAACGCTACTAATTCAGAAATGGCTAGAGAGTTCGGATTAAATGGTGTTGGATTGGGTTATATAGGTATGACTCATTTCTTGGATCATACATCCGCTACTACTCAAACATTATTAATGAGTGGAATGTTATTGTATGTTGAGAGATTGGACGGTATTGTAAAGGTTAAAATAACAGAACCTGCTCCAGCAACTGTAGGAGCGTAGATAACATATGGGAGCAATAACAGAAGACAATTTAAAAGAGTTGTTAGATAGAGTGCAAACAAGAATTAAGCCTTACAATGTTGTTGCTACTGAGGACAATTTGAAAGAATTAATCACTACTATCGCTGACCGTATTTGTTTGCGTGTTGGCGATAGTGTATTAAGTGATTTATTGTATTCAATAGCAGTCGATGCAACTGTGAAAATGGTTAGAAGGATTAACTACGAAGGTATTAATTCTGAGAGTGTGGATACTATCTCCACATCATTTGTCAGTGATGTATTGAGTGAATATGATGATGAGTTTAGATCATATATTTATATGAACTCTAAAGATGATAGTAAGGGTAAAAGGATGATTCGCTTTTTATGATGTATTTAAGGCTGTACCCTATTTTCAAAATTCAAAATGGGCAAGACGAATTAAAAAATAAGTTGTATGAGGATAAGGTAAGTGAAAACTATTATCCTTGTAGAATTACTAACTGGACTAGAGATGATATTGAAATTTTCGGACGTGATGTTACTAAGAACTCAAGAAAAATGTTTTGCAATGGCTTTGATATTAGCTTTGCTAAGAGTTTGGAGAAGGTGAAAATCGAAGACGAGGTTTATAAGGTAATTGAAGTCAAGGACATCGGAAGATGGGTATTTTTTATCATAGAAAGGGTAGGTAAATGAGATATTCGTTAAAGGGCGATAAAAGACTTGAACAAGCTCTGTATAAAAAGAGTAAGGCTAGGTTTTATGGCGTTGCTAATAAGAGTTTAGTGGAAATATTTAACAGAGCAAAAAGACCTCCTGGAACTCCGAGAGATAACGGAGATTTGATTAAAAGCCGTAGGTTAAGAGAAGCTATTCCAAGTACAAGATTTAAAGGTATTTTTTATTATACCGAAGAGTACGCACCACATGTAGAATATGGGCATGATGTTGGTAAAAATGGACACGTTGATGGTCAAAGATATCTTAAACGAAATGTTAGTAAACAGGGAAGGATATATATGAATGATTTGATAAAGGAACTGAAAAAATGATTAAAAAAATTGGCATTGTAGACTTTATTAAGATAGTTCAGGACTTAATTGAAAAGAACACTCTATTAAGGGCTTACGACTATGTTCCAGTAAATGAAAAGCCTCCATTTGCATATGTGGAATTGTACGATAAGAGGGCAGAAAATACGAAATCAATGTGGGGCGAAGTATTCAATATATTGGTTCATATCGTTGCAGAAGAATCCAATAGTAAGGTCGAAATGTACAAGCTAATTACAGAAGTGGAAGAAGCTTTTACAGATGAGTTGAGGTTTGAAGATAACAATATTTCTGTTATTAGGCAAGACGAAATCGGATTACAATCGTTAGAACAAGAAGAAACAGGTTCATGGCATGCTATTTTAGAGTTTGAGATTAAGCTTTGTTATGGATTTAAGGTCAAAATTTAAAAAAGGAGATTATTATGGGAGATTTAACAAAAGCGTTTGAAAATAACTTATATTGTGATTTTACTAGCTCTGCTTCAAAAGCTGTAGCTGGAAAAGATATTTTGTTGGCTATATTTAGTGCTGATGGTCAAAAACTATTGGGAATTAGTGGTCAACAAGGTTTAAAGATTAATAGAACAAGTGATTCTATTGAGGTATCTAGTAAGGATACTGTTGGTGGATGGAAATCAAAGATCGCAGGTATGAAAGAGTGGTCTATTGATAATGACGGCTTATTTGTACCTAGTGATGAGGCACATAAAGCTTTATCCAAGGCGTTTGAGGATTCAGACCTTGTTTGTATTAAGGTTGTGAATGTTAAAGAGAAAAAAGGAATGTTTGGAGGACTTGCGGCGGTAACGGATTATTCTATAGAAGCTCCATTTGATGATGCTATGACTTATTCTATTTCACTTGAAGGTAATGGGGCGTTAGTTGATTTAACTAGTGGTGATAAGAGTGCTAATGCAATGCCTGGGGATAAAGTAGGTGTATAAGATGAGTGATAAAGCGATAATAAACTTAAACGAAAAGAAGTATGAGTTAAAGTTCAATTTAAAAGCGTTAGAGAACATTGAAAGAGCTATTGGAAGTTCTTTGATGGGAGAATTGTCAAAGTATAATGCTATGCTACCATTAACGACTTTGAGAGTTCTTTTTTCTCATTCTTTATATCAAATAGATGCAGGTAAGATTGCTATTGAGCAGGCATCAGATCTGTTTGATAAATTGATTAATGAAAAGGGATTGATTTTTGTTAACATGTTGGTTGTGAATGAAATTAAGATTGACTGTCCTTTTTTCTTCCAAGGCGTTTAATTGAATTAGAATATTTTGAAACAGATAATAGCGAAATCGATGAGGAGTATGTGAGGTTAACTACTGAATATGCTGATGATATTGATTTCGCTTTTTATGTTGTAAATTTTGGGTATTCAAGAGAAGATTACGAACAATTAACGCCAAGAGACGTTGCATTTATTCGAAAAGCGTATGAGACAAAAACTGTGCAAGAAACAACACAACTTAGAAATGCAGTGTTGAATGCGGTTAGTAATGCACTTAGAAAGAAAAACGCTAGGTTTCAAAAATTATGGAAGAAAGTTCAAAAGCCTCTGGATAAGGAAAAGGCAAGAAATGATGCTGAAATAATCTTTGAGACTGAAGAAAAAGAGGGTAAATCTTGGGTTGATAAAATTTACGAAGCTAATGGATTGAGGGGGTGAGATTATGGCGGCTGACTATACTTTAAGTGTTGAGATTAATGGCGATGCTAGTAGTATGGAAAAGGCATTTAAAAAGGTTAGTGGTGCTTTAGAGGATACGAAAAATAAAATCAACGAGGCTAGTTCAGGAGCGGTTCCTGGAATCGGACAAATGGCTAAATCATTTGGGATTGCACAATTAGCTGTAAAGGGTTTTTCAATGGCTATGGGAGCTATTAGTGGAGCTGTTGACGGGGCTGTGTCAAGGGTGGATACTCTTAATCAGTTTCCGAAGGTATTGGAACAAATGGGATATAAGAGTGAAGAAGCAAAAACCTCTATTAAAAGCCTATCCAATGGTATTCAAGGACTTCCTACGACATTAGATGGCATTGCTAGTATAACTCAACGTATGACAACTATTATGGGCGATGTTCCCAAGGCAACTGATGCTACTTTAGCGTTGAATGATGCTTTTTTAGCAAGTGGTGCAAGTAGTGAATCAGCAGGTCGTGGTTTGGAACAGTATATGCAAATGTTGTCTGCTGGAAAGGTTGATATGCAAAGCTGGAGAACACTTCAAGAGACTATGCCATATGCGTTGGATAAAACTGCGAGAGCATTTGGATTTACTGGTAAGAGTGCAACTAATGATTTTTATGAAGCTCTCAAAAAAGGTAATATCACTATGGATCAGGTTACTGATAAATTCGTTGAGTTAAATAAAGGCGCCGATAGTTGGCATAATACTGCATTGGAAGCGACTAAAGGTATTGGAACATCGATGCAAAACTTACAAACAGCTATTAAAAATGGTGTTGCTAATGTTATTCAAAGCTTTAATGAGTGGGCAGAGTCGGAAGGTTTTGGAACTATATCAGATAATATCAATAAGATTAAACAAAAAGTTGGTGAGGCTTTTGGGTATATTTCAGATCACATTCCAGATATTATGGATAAGGTTAAAGAAGTTGCAGGAGAATTTCAAAAATGGTATGAAAGACTTAGACCTTTAGCTCCAGTTATTTTGGCTGTTCTTGCTCCTCTTTTGGCTTTCAAAGGCGTCGTATCAGTAGCTCAAGGTGTTACTGATGGCGTAAACAAGATAACGGGTGCTATTAATGGATTAGGTCAAGGTGTTGAAATTATAAAGGGCGTTCCTGGTGCTTTTAGTAATCTTGGAGCTAGTTTATCAGGTGTTGCTAGTGGCATAAAAGGTGGAATAAGTGCAATTGGCGGTGCTTTCCAAGGATTATGGGCTACGTTAATGGCTAATCCTGTAATTTTAATTATAGCTGGAATTGTAGCAGTGGTAGGCGTATTAATTTATTGTTATAAGCATTTCGAGGGATTTAGAGATTTTGTAAATAATGTTGCTAGTTCGATTAAAGACTTTTTCGTTAATGCATGGAATAGTATCAAAGAAACTACAGTACAGATTTGGACTGGAATAAAAGAGTTTTTCAGTGGAATTTGGGATGGTATAATATCAACTGTTACTAGTGTGTGGGATGGAGTTTCAGGTTATTTAACAGGAATATGGAATGGAATAGTATCTATTGCTAAGGGGTTATGGGAAGGTATTAAGCTTGTTATCATGACTCCAATTTTACTGGTTATAGATTTGGTAACGGGGAATTTCACACAATTACAATCAGATTTACAACTTATTTGGGATAAAATCAAAGAGACTGCTGGATTATTGTGGGAAGGTATTAAGACTGTTATTACAACAGTTGTCACTGTAATCAAAGATGGAGTTATTGCAGGATTTGAGTTACTTAAGACTACTCTTTCAAATATTATAACTGGAATACAAAACGTATTTTCAAGTGTGTGGAATGCGATAAAAACGTCTGTAATTAATATAGCTACTGGATTAGTAAATGGGGCTATATCAGTGTTTAACGGATTAAAGACGGGCGTTCAAAATATAATCAATAAGGTCAAGGATATCTTTAATTCATTGAAAAGTATTAGCTTGATAGATATTGGTAAAAAGATTATGAATGGTTTTTTAAATGGATTGAAATCGGCGTATAAAAAGGTTCAGGACTTTATCGGGGGCATCGGAAATTGGATAAGAGAGCATAAAGGACCAATACAGGTAGATAGAAAGCTTTTGATTCCTGCTGGTAATGCTATAATGCTTGGCTTGAATAGTGGGTTAAATAGTGGGTTTGATGATGTGAAATCAAATGTTAATTCTATGGGAAACACAATATCAAGCATTATAGGTTCTGATAATAATCTTGGATTTGAGTTTGATCTTGATGATAGCGGATTCGTAAGGACAATTGATAACGCTAGAAATATTATTCAGGATTTTAAAGAATATGCTGAAAAAGGATTTGGATTAAATATGAGAAATAACGTATCTAATACTTCTGAAATGAAAAGAGTAGTATTAGGTGGAACGGGAGTGTTTAATCAAGATTCTAATGTCGAAAATACTGGTAAAGCTATTAGCACAAACGGCGTTCAATCACTTGTTGTAAGAGAGTTAGGAGATTTGAATTTAACTGTAACTAGTGAGATGGATTCTAGAGAAGTTGCAAGAGGAACATATAAGTTTACAGATGAGTTCTTAAAGAGAAATCAAAAAATCAGAGAAAGAAGAAGAGGAGAGTTGTATTAATGAATGATATTTTAAAATTTGTTACAGTTGACAAAGAAAAAAAGTTCGGATTTTTCTTCAATGGTACTGATTTTAGGGATTTACTAACTGTAGAAGAAATCAATAGACCTATTGCTTCAAATATTAGCAATAGGTTGAATGATTATATAAGTTTTAATGGTGCTGATTTGATAAGTACAAGAAGAGATCCGTTGTATTTCAAGATCAAATACAATACTGTAAAACAAAACAAAAACGCGATTAGAAATTTATTTGCTAATCTTTTGGTAACCGAGGAATTATCAGAATTGTACTTTTACGATAATCCAGATGTTATTTACTATGCTAAATTAGACGGAACTACAGAAATTGAAGAGGGATATAATTACACAAAAGGCGAGTTAGCTTTTATCATTCCATCTGCTTGTGGATATAAGAGAGAGCCTGTGGAACTGTCACAAGCTAATGCTAAAAGTATTATGTGTGAAAACAAGGGTACGGATAAGACGTATCCTATTTTTGATTTCACATGTCATGGCAAGGTTACAATGATTGGTGTGACTAGTAAATACGGCAGTTTCCAATTTGGGGATAGTAAGGAGTTTGCACCGATTAAGCAGATGAAGATACACAAAGAGCAAACTAGTAGTTTGTTCAAGAGTGGCAAGGGGACACTTACTATTCTTGATAGGGTTATGAAAACTAGCGACGGTTGGGATATTGTGGATGCATCTAAGCTTGTAGCTGATAGTGATTTTGATGGGAAGGTGTCTAATACTACTACATCAAGTCCAAAGACTTCTAACGGGACTGTTACTGTGTCAAAGAACGCAAGGTATTGGGACAATGGAGTGAGGATTGCTAATTGGGTAAAAGGTAAGTCTTTTAAATTCGATAAGACGAAGGCTGTGAACAAGTCAAAATCAAAGAAGGCATACAGACTTATAGACAAAGAGGGATATCTTGGTTGGTTGCTTGAAGAAGACATTCAAGGTCAAAGTCAAAGCACTGTGACTGGTGTCTATCCTGTATGGGATTCTTCAAGTCTACAGACTTTTTCAACGTTGCCTTTGCACAGAAAAGTGACTAACAATGCGACTGACTGGGAGATGACTTTCAAATTCAATTACAAAGCAAGCCCTGGACAATTTGGTTTTATGACTTTTGGTATCACTGATAAGTATCAAAACATGATTGGTGGTATGAGGATTGAAACCATAAATGGTGATGGAAGAATGGCAATGGTGTGCTTGTGTGGTAGTGATGGTAAACTTCATACTGGATACAACAAAGCTGACTGGACAGGTGCTGTAACTATTACTAAAACGGGAGCTATGGTTACATATTACATGTATAATCAGCTAAATGGTAAAAGCTACACTTATAGGCTAATGAATGCTGAGATTGATGATGTAGTGGCTAGTGATGTTTATGTGTTATGCACTAAGAAGAACAACTACGACTTTATTCAAGCTTGTAATCCAATGCATATGACCATTACAGGATATGATGCAGATATTTATGTTGAGAATAAAAGCAAGGAAGAGTTTTCTATGATTAATGTAGCTATTCCAAGATTTAACTTCAATGATGGAGATACTGTGAGAATCGACATGAACACTGGTTTTTGTTATCACAATGGACACAGATGTTTGATGCCAATTGCATTTGGTTCCAAGCCTACGCCGATTTATCCAGGGGTTGAAGAAATAGCGATAACTACTGAGGGAGAATTCGGGTCGTTCGTTGATTGTGATGTTAGTTACAGAGAGGTATTCAAATGTTAATAGTTACAGATAGAAATCTACAAACACTGACAATAGTTAGTAATGATTATCCAGATGGCGTACATTTTCAAGATGATAAGTTCAACGAAGACCTGGAAACTGGAACTTGTATGCTTACTTGCAGTATTGACAAGGTTGTTGAAAAGGATGTTGAATTAATCGAAGCTGGCTGTCTGGTTGTAGCTACAGGATATAAGAAAAAGCCTGTTCTTTTAGAGATTACTGAGGTTTTAGAAACAAGATATTCAAAGGAGATAGTCGCAGAAGATTGCTGACTTGATTTGCTTAATGAAGATATTGGAGAACAAGATTTCAAAGGAACACTTGCAGAATGGGTCAACAATACTCTTGGTGAAAAATCAGACTGGGTTGTTGGAATTAATGAAGCTAAGGATAAAAACTTAGCTTTTAAATTTGATGGAACAACGACTAAGACTAAGAGACTTGCTATGATTGCAGGTCGTTTCGGTTGTGAGATTAGCTATGATGTTAAATTAAATGGTAACGCAATAGATAAAAAGGTAATAAACTTTTATAAGAAACGTGGCAAAGAGACTGGATATAGGCTTGAGTTCGGACGTGATTTAAGTGATGTTAAGCGTACTGTGTCGATTGCGGACTTGTGTACTGCTGTAAGAGCTGTAGGTAAACCTCATAAGGAGCAAATCAGAGAAGTAAAACAAGTTGAAATTGAAGAACATAAGAAGAAACCTGCACCAAATAGCAAGATTGAGTTATTCGTTAAGTGGATGAAATCACGTGAAGGTAAGGTTAGATATTCACAAGCAAGACGTGAAGGTCCTAATTATTACGATTGTTCAAGTTCTGTTAGTAGCGCTGCAAAATTTGCAGGACTTTTTCCAAAGTCTGTGGGACTTCCAACTACGGAGACATTATGGGCTTGGGGAAATGCTGGAACGTACTTTCATCAAATCAAACAATCAGAAATTGAATATGGAGATATATTCGTATCAAGATATAACGGCAAGGGTCATACGGGTGTAATCTTAGATAAAAACACGATTATACATTGTACATTGTATGGATCCATAAATGGTATTGTAACAACTAAGCTTAATGGCTGGACTGGTCCAAATGTTAGGTTCTATCGTTGGAATGAGAACAAAGGTGGAACTATAATTGATGCGACAAAGAAGACTTACTGGACTAATTCTGATGTTACAAAACACGATTTGGGTAAGAGATTGCAAGGAATAACTGCAACCCAAATAAATAATTGGATAAGAGCGAAGGCTCCTAATAGTCCTTTTAATGGGCAAGGTCAGGTTTTTATTGAAGCTCAAAAACAATCCGGATTAGATGCAAGATATATATTAGCTCATGCAGCACTAGAAAGTGCATGGGGTACTAGTAGAATTGCAAGAACATATCATAACTACTTCGGTATTAATGCTTATGATAGCAATCCTGACAATGCTAAAAAGAGCAGTAATAGAAGTTTACAAGCAGGCATTATCAATGGTGCTGTGTGGATAAAAGAACACTACTATAACCGCGGACAAAAGACGTTGTATGCTATGAATCATGATAAAAATGGACATAACTATGCTAGTGATAAGGCATGGGGAGATAAGATTGCTAATATCATGAAAGGTTCTGAACGATATACCAATGCTGGTGCTACTGCTTCAAGTACTGAACAAGTAACGTACAAAGAACACGAAGTTAACACGGACTTGGTTGGATACAAGTATGATGATGGCAGATTCTATGTTACTGATGATGGTCTGATTTGCGATAGAGAAGCAGCTAAGAAGTGGACTAGATTTAATAAAACAGGTCAAAAATATTTCATAAGAATGTATGACAGCGAAGCTACTAGTCAAAAGACGTTGTTTGATGAGGGATTGAGGTTCTTAAAAAACAACAATGAGGCAAAAATTAGCTATGAAGTATCACTGAGACAACTTCCAAGTGAACTTGAAATTGGGGACTATATCAGAATAATAGATCATGGATTTAAACCTGCATTGTACTTATCTGCTAGACTTGTGGATATTACAAGGAGCTTATGTGATGAGCTTAGCAACTCTGCTATATTTGCAAACTTTGAAGAACAAAAAGCAGGGATTTCTGAAAGACTTTTGAGTTTGGAAAAATCTGTGTATAGTAGCAAATTCAATTGGCAAAATGTTCCGTATGAAATGCAGCTGTCATCAAGTCAAGGTAATGTGTTCAAAGATGGTGTGTTGTCAACGGAAATTACTGCTATAGTTACTAAAGCAGGTGTGGATCAAACTGCTACGATTGATAAGTTTATATGGGAAAGAGTGTCCGAATATCAAGACAAGATTACTACGAGTGATGAGGATTGGAACAAATCTAAAGAAGGCTCAGTTGGTAATATACTCGGGATAAATAACACTGATGTGGATTTACAAGCTACTTTTACGTGTTCTGCAATGCTTAATGATGTTGCAGTGGCTACAAGCTTTATAACTATCAAGGATTTGACTATTGGCATATATAAGCAAGAAAAAGAGCCTGATAGAGCTAGTTTGAGTTGGGGTGATGTGTGGCAGTGGGACGACGGTAAAGGTAATCACTTCAAGAGACTGTGGAAAGGTGATAGGTGGGAAGATACTATCACAAAAAGAGACCTGGAATTACTGGAATTAACCCCTGGTCCTCCTGGTGCTGATGGTGAAAATGGTATGCCAGGTAAAGACGGCAAAGACGGAAGGACTTCGTATGTTCACTTCGCTTACGCTGATAGTGCAGATGGAACTGTTGGATTCACAAGAACTGCTACAGCGAACAAAAAGTACATCGGATTCTACACAGACTTTGAAAAAGCTGACTCAACAGATCCAAAAAGCTATGAATGGTCATTATTCAAAGGTGACGATGGTAAAGATGGAGTTGCAGGTAAAAACGGTGTTGGATTAAAATCAACAGATATTTCCTACGGCTTGTCTGATTCTGAAACAAAAGAGCCTACTAGTTGGACTAAAACAGTACCTAGTTTATCGAAAGGTAAGTATTTATGGACAAAAACTGTGTGGGCATACACGGATAACACTTCAGAAACTGGATATACGAAGACTTATATCGCTAAAGATGGTAACACTGGTAAAGATGGTATTGCTGGAAAAGATGGAGTTGGAATAAAATCTACTACTATAACTTATGCAAAGTCTATAAGCGGTACTTCTGCACCTACAAGTGGATGGACTAGTAGTATACCAAGCACAAGTCCTGGTGATTTTCTGTGGACAAAGACTGTGTGGAATTATACTGATAATACTTCAGAAACTGGATATTCTGTAGGTAAAATCGGTAAAGACGGCTCTGATGGAATTCCTGGTAAGGCAGGAGCAGACGGTAAAACACCTTATTTCCATACAGCTTGGAGTAATAGCGTTGATGGTAGTAAGGATTTTTCTGTTAGTGAGGCAGGAGAAAAGGCATACATTGGAACTTACACAGACTATGCTAAGGCAGACTCAACAGATCCTAAGAAGTATACATGGATGTTGGTTAAAGGTAATAAAGGAAAAGACGGTGCTGACGGTACTGATGGTAGTAATTTCACTTGGAATTTGCTGAAAAAATCGAATGTGAGTGTTGAAAATGACAAGTACAATATAAGTAACTATGACTTATCGGGAGATTTTGTAGTTGGAGAAGATTATACACTAACTATTTGGGGAAAACTCGGAGAAGATAGGACACGATTTGATTTTTATAATAGTGAGTCTTATGTAAGATTAGAAGGTACTACAGAAATCAGTCAAGGTGTGTATAGTGTAAGTTTTAAGTGGAAAGATACACGTGAATACAACGGTGTTGTACACAAGGGCGATAATTCAAAGTTATTGGTATATGCTTATCCTAGTGATGGTAAATCAACTTCAAGAATTGACAAGATAAAGCTAGAAAAAGGAATAAACACTAATCCTGTATGGTCACCGCATATATCGGAAATCAACGGTAAAGACGGTGTTGACGGAAAAGACGGAACTTTTACTGGAGAAATCGGTGGTAGAAATCTAATCAAAAATTCAGACAAAATAACTGGTTGGACTAAATATGATGGTGGCAATCACTTAATCACAGATGAATTTATGAAAGAATTCAATATTCAAGGTTATCGTGTAAAATCAGACGCCGCAAATGCGACGGATTTTATAAAATCGTATGTTAATTTTGATGTAGATGATTTAGTGACAGGGAAGAATTATACATTTTCTGTTTATGTGAAAAATAATCGTGACGTACCCGCACAACTTAGAGTAAATGGATTCAACTGGAACTTCGCTTATGAATTAAATGCAAATGAGTGCAAGAGATTTGTCGTAACTGGAAAAAGAGATAACATGGAGGGTTACTGGAAAAATCGAATTCAATTTCAATTAAGAAGTGCGAACAAAGGTCAATTTGTCGATATGACTGTTGCACGTCCACAACTTGAGGAGGGGGATGTTGCGACTTCATGGGGCAAAAATCCTAGTGATTTCGAAGATGAGCTTGAAAAGAAAGCCGATTCACAAACTGTAACAGACATCGAGTCAAGGCAACAAGCTGTTGAGGTTCTTATAAAGCAAATGCCTAACAAGAATGATGTGCAAAAATCATTTGTAGAAGTCGAAAAGGCTAAGGCATACGCAGATACTGTGAAAAAAGCGTTGGAAAATGAGAGCTTATCACTTAAAGACAGGATCAAGATTATTGAGGAGAATGTCGGAGCAGGTAAGTTCACAATAGACGCAATAACAACTTTTTTTGACTTCGGTGAGGAAGGCATTCTCATTGGTAAAAAGGACGAAGCAGTTAAGATGATTCTTAAAAACAATGCACTAGAAATTGTAGACGGGACTAAAACTGTGGCAAGATTTGCAAATTCACAAGTACAAGTACCGAATTTAAAGGTTGACGGTGTATTGGAGTTTGGATATCACATGGTTACAAAGCACGATAATGGTGTAAACAAATACACGATTATTAAACCAATTTAGGAGGAATAAATGGCAACATATACTGGTACAGCACCATCAAGCTTGTATGCGTATTTTAAGCTGGATATGAATGTTATTAGTCAATCAGAGGCTGATAACACATCAAGAATTAGATACAGATTATATCTTGAAAGTAGAGGCGGAGGAAGTGGGTATTCTCAAACAAAGAGGCCCACTTCTTTAATTTGTAATAATCAAACGATAGAAAACACTACGACAACTTATAGCTTTGACAGGGGTGGAAGTTCCACTCTTTGTAGTGGGACTTTTACAATCACTCACAATTCGGATGGAACAATGTCGTTTCCAATTCAAGCAAGTGTTGGGACACATAGAGGTAATTGTTCTTTAAGTGCTACGATGACACTTCCTACTATCGCAAGAGCAAAGCCTATGACTATGAGTATCGGAGATTCTGTAGGTGATACTGTGTATTCTGCAAACATTGGAGATTCTGTGACTATTAATGTTACAAATACTTCTGGAAGGTCTGTAAGTCTTGAATGGGAAGCGGACAACTATTCAGGATATGTCGGTAGCATTACAGGTAGTAAAAATTTCACTTTCGATGCAAAGACATTCTCTGATGTATTCGGTAATGATTCTAGTGGATATGTGACTTTTACTGCTAGTGCAGATGATGGTACAAGTGTTTCAAAGACGATTAACTTACGAGTTTTTGAAATAAAAAAGCCTAGCATATCTTATGTTTCAGTCCGTGAGGGAAACTCACAAGTTAAGAGTGTTTTTGGAAGTGGCTATTTCTATACAAACATTAGTGATGTTAGCGCTTATGTTTCTGCAGAGGCATATAATGGTGCAAGTATTGAAAAGTACCTGGCGACATTAGATGGATATACAACATACTCAAACAGCTCAACTATAGATATTGGTAGTGTAACAAGAGCTGGAGAAAGAAACATCACTTTTGAAGTTGTGGATAGTAGAAATCAAAGAAAATCTTATGGCCAGAATATAAGAGTTAAAGAGTACAATCCACCAACTGCTGAATGTAGTGTTACAAGACAAGGAGAAGGGTTGAATGCTTCTGTGAAGGTGCAACATACTGTGTCGGGAGGTAGTTCTGATAATAATACTTGTAATGTAACTGTTGATGTGAGGGAGTTACCGTACGGAAGTTTCTCAACAAAATACAGTGCAAATATTAATATCGCATCTACTACTCAATCGGTGAGTTTGGGAAGTGGATATAAGGAGTTTGCATCGTATGAGGTTAGAGTAACTGCAACGGATAAGTTCAGAAGCTACACTGCTTTAGTTACGGTGCCAACACAATCTATAGGAATTGCCATAAATCCAAAGAATAACAGTGTTGGGATTGGAAAGTTTCCTGATGATAAACTTGTAGGAAATGATAATCTAGAAGTAAAGGGAGATATTTTTGCACAAGGCATTGAAGCTGACTTGACTTTAAAAGCCTGGAAGGCCGATATAAGTTATCTTAATATTAAAAAAGAGTTAAAGATAGATGATAAAGAGATAAATTTAGAGCCGCCAAAGCCTTTTGCATCGTACAATACTGCTAAAAGACTTGATACTGAAAGTACTAGAGATATTTATGGTATTGCTGATTTGGGAGAAATTACTTATCCTAATTCATTAGGCAATGGCGGGTATTCTAATCTTTATACTGTTAATTTTTCTCCTTCTATATCGGATATAACGTATATAGGGGCTACAATTATCAAATGTAGTGGTATTGGAATGGTGCTTCACGTTACTGATTATGGAAGTGATTATTTCAAAGTTAGGGTTCAAAACTATTACAATAGATCTGCAACATCGACTTTTAAAATCGCATATCACATAAGGGGGTCAATTTAATGATAAGTATTTATATAAACGAAAATAATACAAGATTTGAGTATTTGAGAGAAGACGGAGCTATGATAACTGGCAATGTGGATAAGCTAGATGATAAGTTGTCGGATATCGTGACTGAGATTAAGAAAAAGAAAACAAATGATGAAATTGAAGCAGAAGAAAAGAAGTTGAAAGAAGCAGAAGCAATGACTGAGATTTTTGACAAGATGATGGAGCTTGAAGAGACTATGAAGTCAATTCAAGAGTCGATAAACAAAGATAAAGGGGGTGAAATAGATGGCTGATATGTATGCATATTTGATTATGAAGGGCAGAAGAACATTTAAGAGTGTTCCAAATTGCTTAAAAGAACGTGTTAAAAAGATACTTGTTGAACTAGGACTTGAAGAATTAGCAACTGAGGAGGAATAGATGGAACAGTTTTTGAAACTGCTTGACGCTGGATTTACCTTCGCGTTTGCGGCTGGAGTGTGCGTGTTTGTGTTTAAATACGCACCTCTTTTTTTGAATGCGTGGATGAATTTTAACAAGTCGATAGATAGAAATACTGAGATTACGAATAGACACTATGACGAGACTGTGGATCTTAAACGACAATTACTAGACTTAAAAGAAAAGCTAGAGCATCACAATGTTAACGCATTAGATTTGCAAAGAGATCATGATGAAATACTAAAAAACCAAGAAGAAATGCTTAAGATTCTTGGAGAAATGAAGCAGATTATTTTGGGAGGAGGTAGACGATATGACGACTAAAAAATAAAATGAAAAGTGTTGACACGTGTTAATAATACGTGTATAATATAAGTGCAAGTTAAATACTTGCTCAACACTCAACCCTCAAACACCAATCAATAGCTTTAAAGTCAATTACAAGATTGGAGGGAGTATGGTTAAACCGTACAGAGAGGTTATAAAGGTTCTTAAAAATAACGGTTGGGTTTATGACCATACAACCGGTTCGCATGAAATTTACATTAAAAACGGTAAAATATGCCCAATAAAATGTAATAAGAAAGATATTCCAGCTGGAACTTTGGCGAATATTCAGAGAATAACAGGGCTAAAATTTTAGCCCTAAACCTCTAGTTAGGAGAGATTTTTATGAAAAAAGACAAATATTCATATCCTTGTATAATAACGTATGATAAAAACGACGGAATATACTACGTTGAATTTCCCGACTTGGAAGATTGCTTTACAGACGGTGAGTCTTTAGAAGAGGCTTTATATAATGCAAAAGATGTTTTAGGATTGGTTCTTTATGCCAAAGAAGAAAACAATATTGAAATTGAACCACCTAAAAACAAGCCTATTTTTACTAAAGAAAATCAATCTGTATCTTATATTTCTGTTTGGATGCCTTTAATACGTGATGAAATAGAAAACAAGTCTATAAAAAAGACGGTTACAATTCCTAAATGGTTAAATGACTTAGCTGAGGATAACAATGTTAATTTTTCTAAAATCCTTCAAACGTCATTAAAAGAATATTTAGGGGTTAATAGATAACTTATTTTAATGGCATAAGTTATATACTAGGTTACAACAATAAAAAAATATATTTAAATTAATTACAATAATTAATAAATCAAGCATTATGTATCACACTACATAGTGCTTTTTTATTACAAATTTTTATGAAAGGTGTGATTATATGACTAAGCTTGTAGGTGTGGATGTATCGAAGTATAACGGCTATCCCGACTGGGCGAAAGCTAAGCAAAGTGGCGTGCAATTTGCGATATTACGTCTTGGAAGTGGTTACGGCGGTGGATATGTGGACAAGACTTTTGAATACAACTACAGAGCGTGTAAAAAGGTTGGAATCGGTGTTGGTGTGTATGTTGCAAGTTATTTGAATATTAGTTCTGAAATTAATATGACTTTGAAAGCGTTAAAAGGTAAGCAATTGGAATATCCAATATACTTCGATATCGAAGACTTTAGTTTGAGTGGACGAAGATATACGAACACACAATTAACGAATTATACTGTTAGATTTTGTTCAGAGGTTGAACGTGCAGGGTATTACGTTGGTATTTACAGTAACAAAGCTTTTCTCGATAGTAGGTTTTATTGGGAGCGTATCAAGAAGTATGATATTTGGATAGCTCACTGGAACAAGGGTGTTAATTATGCTGGCAAATACGGAATGCACCAATACACTAACAAAGGTCAATGGCGTGGCATAGCATCGACTGGAGAGGGTGGAGTTGATACAAACTGGTGTTTTGTGGATTATCCAAGCTTAATGAAGAAGTTAGGGATAAATGGATACAAGAAACAAAAAGCTGAAGTGAAAGGATTATCAAAAATGGAAGAAGAAAAATTACTGGATCAAATTAAACAAACGGTAGTAACTTATGAAGCAAAGGACTATGAACTTGCGTTAAAGATTGCTAAGCAACATAAAGCTATATTGGTTCCGGCGGAGCTTAATTTAGATTTCGGAAAAATGAAGAAATCAAAAGATACGATAATTGGAATTGGAAATTCTACAGGTAAAATTAGCGGAAAAGATTACGGAATCACTGGATATTGTGATTATTTAGTGAGCGCCGATAAAGTCGATGAGTTTTTGAAAGATAGAACAAAATTTTTAAGGAGAAAATAGATGAAATTAGATAACAAAAGTTATGATGTGTTGAAATGGGTTGCTCAAATATTGCTACCTGCTGCTGCAACTTTATATGTAGCTGTGGCAGGAATATGGGGATTTCCATACGCAAAAGAAATTGCCGGAACAATATCCGCGGTGGACTTATTCTTAGGTGCTTTACTGGGCATAAGCTCCATGAATTACTACAGAGAAAAATAAAAGTTGAGTAAAGTTGAGTAAAGTTGAGTAAAGTTGAGTAACTTCTAATTGATTTTAGAAGTGGTATGTACTAAAAAAATTAGCTGTTCGAT